ACTACAAGTGAAACTACTACAAGTGAAACTACTACAAGTGAAACTACTACAAGTGAAAGAGAAATTATTGTAACAGAACCAGAGCCAACTGAAACACCTTGTCCAGAAACTACAACTGAAACTACAACTGAAACTACAACTGATAGAGAAATTACTGTAACAGAACCAGAGCCAACTGAAGAACCTTGTCCAGAGACAACTACAAGTGAAACTACAAGTGAAACTACACCTTGTCCAGAAACAGAAACTTCATCAGAAATTACTACTACAGAAGAACCTTGTCCAGAGACAACTACAACTACAAGTGAAGAGACAACTACAACTACTGATGATATTACTATTATAGATTTAAATACTGAAGTCCCTCTTAGAAAGAGGTTTTATAGAAGATTTTTAAGAGCATAATATGTTACAAATAAATAATATATATATTAAATATATTATTTACAATGTTTTTATTTTGTATAATTATTGTTTTTTTGTAGGTTTTTTTATTAAAGATTGAAATTTTTTTGGTAATTTTGATGTATTAAAAGATTTATCTAATGAATATGTATCAATTAAATAAGAATTTTCTATAATATAACTATAAGTTATGTCTTGTATATTTAATCTTTTTGTTTTTGTAAAATTGCCAATATAAAAAATATCATATATTTTATCTGCTATTGTATTTTTAAGACCACGATAAGATTTAGTGATATCTTTTGGATAATTATCAGAGGTATTTTCTGGATAATCTGATGTATATACAAAAGATTCTTTTGGATTAAATAATTTATCAATTTCAGAAACGAAATATTTTGGAACATTTTTAATCGCTTTTATAGAATCTATAAAATCAAATAAATCATAAAATTCTTGACCATTTTTTGTTATATATTTTAGTCTATCTTTATAATACCAAGAGATATATAATTTATTAGGAATCCAAGAAAACCCAAAATCAGATATTATAAAAATATATCCTAGATTTGGTAAATAATAATCTACACCATCTAATTTATAAATCCAATATCCACCAGATTTTACTTTTTGGACTAAAATATTACCTATATGTAAATCTGTGTGTAACATATTAAATATTCGTTTCAATGAAGATAATGCATACATTATTTGGAAAAGAGCATTGAACCAAATTTGATTACTATGGCCCTTTTGAATCCAAGATTCAAATGTATAATTTATATATTCATTATACAAAGTTATAACATTATTTTTATAATCCCAGTGGTAATTAACTGCAAAATTTGGACATATATTTTGAAAAACTAATTGATTTGTTAAAGTTGATGATATAATTTCTATTAAACTTGGTTTTTTAAATGACCGATTACTATAAAATAATGTTAATATTTCATCTGGTGTAAGATTTAATTCACTTTTAGTTATACCTTTATCACTTTTTATGGTTTTTAAATTAATTTTTTTCATTACAAATTGATTAGCCTTTTGTTTCGGACCTTTAAATATAGCTTTATATACAACTCCTTCTACACCAGAAGCGAGTTCTTTTTTTATAAAAATATCAGACAAATCTTTATATACATACGTATTCGTTCGTTTATTTTTTAATGTATATAAATCTTCTAAGGTTTTTATAAATTTGTTATATTTAGAAACTCTTAATGATACTAACCATTCCATTAATATATAAAGTTAAAAAAAATTAACTTAAAATATTTAAGTTAAATTTTTAATTAAATTAGTCAAATAAATTTAAATCATTAATTCTATAAATATTTTTATTTAGTTGTTTGTTTAATTCTAATGCTCGTTGATTATATGCTTTTGCTGCATCAATTTCATTTACAAATGTTCCTAAATAAATTTGTTTTTTATTAAAAACTAATAAAGCTGTGTATTTATTTTTTTGTTTTGAAAATGTTACACCATGATACTTGCTACTTTTGTTTTTAATATATTTATTTTTATTTTCAGTATGAATATCTTTAGGAATTGTTATATAATTGGGTATTTCGTTTAATATATATTTTGTATTATAAGTGTTATTATAGTATAAAGCTTGTTGATTATATAACTTAGCACATTCTATTTCGTCTTCGTGTTCACCCAATACATATGATTTTTTATTATATTTAATTGAAGCTTTATAATGTTGTCTTGATTTGATATAATCAACACCAATATATTTTGATGTTTTCTTTTCTAATAAATATTTCTTATTATCTGATAAAACATCTCTAGGTTTTGTTATAAAATTAGATATATCATTTAATGAGTAATTTGTACGTTCAGTTTCGTTAATAAAACAGGCATATTCGTTATATACCTTGGCACCATCTATTTCAGTATCATAATAGCCAAGAAATATATTTTTATAATTATGTTTTAAGACAACATGCCATTTTTGTTTGCCATTATTCCAAGAAACACCTTTGTAATTACCAGTTTTATTTTTTACTTTCTGACCTGTTAATTTAAATACATTTGTTTCTTTAATATCTTCTTTAATATCTTCTTTAATATCTTGTTTAACATCTTGTTTAATTTCTTCAATTAAATTATAGTTTATTTGGGATACATCTTTTTCTGTTTTTTCCACAAGATCTTCATAATTAGAAAAATTAAATTCATCATAAAACGTCTTTACAGAATTCATTACATACATTGCATATTTGATTTGATAATCGTCTGATAAATAAAACCATTCTCTTCGGCCTTTGATATTAAATGGTTGAAGTACAAAATGAATTGAACGTTCAACTGAATCAATATCATAAGTTTCTATTTCAAAGTGTAAACGTAAAGATTTTTCACTTGAACTAGTATTTAAATTTCGAAGTCTTCTTTCTGTATTATTAGCCATACCTATTTTATAATGTCCAGGTTTAGATAAATCGTTTATTAAATAAATAAATCCACATTTTCTCATATTAAATCCATGTGTTTCTGGTTTATGTTCTAATAATTTTATCTTTTTATCCTTTTCTTCAAGTTGTCTTTTTAATTCTATAGATTCATTAAATATAATATCGTCTAATATTGCACCTGCCCATTTTCTAAATTTCTTTGCTATTTCTTTTTTTGAGTTATAAAGTAAACGATAAACTCCTTGTGAAGTTAAAAAAATTGTATCTTGTTCACAACCTCGTAGGTCGTAAGCTTTCCTTACAACCTGTTCGTCTTCATCGTAATTTTGAATTGATACTCTGATATTTGATAAATTAAGTGCTTTACCTATATCGGATGCTTTAAAGTAATATATTTTTTTATTATTAATTTCCTCGTGTAATATTGATATAGGGTTATTTTCAAATGCTTTAATTATACAATTATTATCTGTTTTTATCTCTTCGTTCATTTCTTAGGTTGTAAAGATGTTATGACGTCTTATAGTATTTTATTTTTAAATTAAAAACGCATCAATTTAAAATAAGATATTAAATTTTTTGGCTATTTCTTTTTTCGACTTATAAAGTAGACGATAAACTCCTTGTGAAGTTAAAAATAAAGCCTGTTGAGTACCACCTTCTGGGGTATAAGCTTTCCTTAACCCCCGCTCATCTTCGTCGTAATTTTGTATAGATACATTAATATTAGATAATTTCAAAGCATTACCTATGTCACTTGCTCTGAACCAATAAATTTTCTTATTATCTATATTTTCCTCTATGATAGAAATAGGATTGTTTTCAAAAGCTTTTACTATACAATTTGGATTATTATTTTCTGTCATAGGGTTCTAACTGGTTATATCCCCTATATGTATTATATTTTTAAATTAAGAACACACTACATTCCAATATTAAAATAATTTTTATACGATGATTCAAAGTTAATTCTGAGACCATAAGTAAAGACTTGTGGGCGTTTACTTCGGATATAATTACATATATTTTTGAATTGTGTTAATTGACAATTAGTTTTTGGAATTTCATTTAATTCGACGTATTTATGGTCTAAAAGTACCTTGATTAGAGCTGCTGTTACAATTGCTGATCTTTGCTTACCAGCATGGCAATTAATTAGAATTTTTTTATTTTCAATGGTGTATTTTCGTAATAATAAAGGTACAATAATTTTAAAATAGTGTTCCATTATAATAAAATCACGTTGTAATAAAGAATCGTTTACAGGTATTCTAAATGTTTCTATATTATATATAGAACATAAATCTAATGAATTAATATTATTATATTTTTCTTTTTTTAATTTTTTATCTATAATATCATGAATTACAGGAATATTAGATGTACAATTAACTATCATATCTATTTTATTATCTATTAAAAAATTAATATCATGTGCAGCCTTATAATTTCCTAACCATAAATTCGGTAAAATTTTATCAACACTTGTTGTTGTATTAAGAAATGAACTAGTAAATTCATATAAAGTATTATATAAATAATATAACATCAACTTAATATTACAAAATAAATAAATATTACTTTATTAAATGTAATGTAATTAATTTAAATAAAAAATATTTAGATTGAATAAGAGAATAAGAGAATATTATGAAAAAAAGATTTATTATAGAAAAAGAATCTACTGCAAATACTAGTTCATATGATGATACTACGAGCTCATTTCAAACTGATACAATTTCTGATGAATATTATACAGAAAACGAAGGGTCATTTAATGGATATCCGTTTTTAAATATAGCCAAAACAAAATATAGAAAACCAAGTAATGGTACTAAACAAGATCTTTTTACAAAAGATGAAATTATAAGTCGTTTAGAAAATACTATTCCTTTAAAAAGTATGGAAGAAAAGAAAATTTTAACAAAATTGCCATATTTTAAAACTTGGGTCAGATATTACAATACTAAAACTAAAAAATTTAGAATAGGAGGACATTTAATGAAAGTTGTTTATCCGGATTATGTAGTTTTAGTTAATTTAAATAATAAAATATCATGGACAGTTCAATTAAAAGATTGTATATTTTATATAACTGATCCAAGATTAAAACAAGATGATACAAATGATACAGTAACAAATGATATTGTAAATACAAGTAAAAAATTTAACAATTATAATATTAAAAAAGATTCAAAAGATAATATGGAAGATAAAATAAAGGATAAATTATATACTTTATACAAACAAGGTAAATTATCTAGATTAGAATGATTATTACTTTTAAAAAAAGTAATATCAAAACCATTACATTATTGTAAAAAAAGTAATATTTTTAATTTAAAATTTAATTATTATATTTAATTATGAATTCTAATAAAAGATTATTAAAAGAAATTAGAGAGTTATATATTCAACAAAACCAAAAATCTTTATTAGATAATGACTATCTTATTTATTATGATGATATAAATATTAATAAAGTGTATGTAATTATTCGAGCACCATATGATTCCGTTTATAGACATAAATTTATAAGATTAAATATAACTATACCAGAAAATTATCCTTATTCACCACCAGAAGTAACGTTTATAAATTACAATGGTGTTAGAATACACCCTAATATGTATGAAAATGGTAAATGTTGTGCTACTATTTTAAATACATGGGGCGATGATGTTTATGAAAAATGGACATCTAGTATGGGAATAGAAACTATTTTATTAACATTTCATTCATTTTTAGATAATAATCCTTATATGTATGAACCTGGAGGTAGAGACGACACGACATATACAGATTATGTTAAACATGAAAGTTGGTATAGTTGTTTAATTGTATATTTAAAAAATGAAACAATAGAAATATTTAATCAATTTATGCATAATTATTTAATGTTAAATATAGATAGTATATTTCAAGATTTATATGAGTTAAAAGACAATTATCCTACTGATTATTACAATTGTAGATGTTTTGAAATAGATAATTATATAATAGATTATGATAAAATTATCATTAATTTACAAAACAGTTATAATTACATAGATTATATAGAAAGAAAATACAATTATGAAGACATATTAGAAACATTTGATGATTTTATAAATAAAGAATACAATTGTAATATTTGTTTTGATACAAATCAAACTGAAAGTGACATTGTAAAATTGTCATGTAATCATAGTTTTCATGAAGTTTGTTTGTATAACCACGTTAAACAAAATCATAAATTATGTTCTATGTGTAGAAAAGAAATATCTGACGATGAAATAAATACGTTATTTAAAAAAATAGAATGGATTATAAATCCATTAACAAAAAGGCGAATAAAAGTTGGTGGTAAAACTTATATGTATTTAAAAGATAATGATTACATATAACGTGTATTAAAAATTGAAATTTATTTGAAATTTATAAATAATTGTACAAGATAAACACTTAAACAAAATGAAAATTCCTCGTTTACCAATGGAGATAATGGATGAAATCGTATTATATACTGGAGATCCTCATGTAGCAAATGTATTAAAAGATAAAATTTCTCAATACGTATTAGATCGTATTGAGAAAAACATATTAATATATGGTAATGTTCAGGGTGGTAAAACAGCTGAAATTTTTAATTATATAAATGAAAACAGCTCGTGTCAAAAAGTTTTGGTTATTCAGAATTCATTATTGGTATTAAAACAATATGAACAAAGGCTTAAGACGAAAAACATTGACTATCAAATAATTGACAAAAATACGCAAGAAATAACTAAAAATTTAGTATTAGTATTAAATAACAAATACAGATATAATTATTTTCGAAAAGTTGAACCTAGACGATATATTTTAATGTTGGATGAATCTGATCAAACTATTCGTTCTTGTTCTATAAAGACATCTAAAAATATTAGAAAAACAGTTCATATAACAGCAACACCATTCAACAGTACATTATATAATAGATGTATTAAGGTTCCAACAAATACAAATTATTATGGTGTTGAAGATTTAAATATTAATTTGAATAGTGCTGATGATAATACAGAATCCGTTGAGAAATTTTTAAAAACACAAACAGGTATAATGTTGATAAACAAGTATAGTTATGTGAATGAAATGACATATTTGGCAGAAAAATTAACATTGCAATTTCAAAATGTTCCAGTTATATTATTAACATCTGAAAAAATAATGTTACTCAATAATCAAAAACGATATGTCAAACAAAAATCTATATCAAAAATTATCGATAGTTTACAAGAACATAAACATATTATTTTTATAGCAAATAGGTTATCCAGTAGAGGTTTATCATATGTTTCAAGTGATTATACTAGACATTTAACATTTCAAATTACTAGAATTAGAACAAACGTAACAAGTTTTTTACAGTCATTAAGAATCCTTGGAATTTACAACTGCAAGGATAAATTAAATTTAGAATTAGTAATTAGTGATCATGAAAAAAAAATATTTGAAAAACACGTTAAATTTTTAAATAATTTTAATATTGAAGAAAAAATGTTAGGTTACTTTAACATAAAAATATAAATTTAATATAAAGTGTTATTAAATAATGTTTATATTATAATTACAGCCATTTTTGTTTAATTCAATAACTACGTTATTATAGGCTTTACATGCTTCTAATTCTGTATTAAATGTTCCAATATGAATTTTTTTTTGATTTATAACATAACTACAAGCCCATTTGTTTGTTCTTGTTAATGAAACACCGTGATATTTACTGGTTTTATTTTTATTATTAATTTTTTCACTGATATTTTTTGGTATAGTTATATAATTAGGAATATCATTTAGTGTATAATGTGTGTTCAGTGTATTATTAAAATACATAGCTTGTTGGTTATATAATTTAGCACATTCAACTTCATCAATATTTGAACCTAAATTATATGTTTTACCAGCTAATTTTATACCAGCAACAAAATATTTTCTTTTAGAATCATAACTAACACCATTATATTTAGAACTGAGTTTATCATTAATTTGAATTTTATTTAATTCAAAAACATTTCTTGGTACTGTTTTATATCCTGGAATTTCATTTAAAAAAAAATTTGTATATTCAGTTTTGTTTAGATAAGCTGCATAATCATTATAAACTTTTGCTGCATCTATTTCATCTGTATAATATCCTAAAAAATATCGTTTATTATTATGTTGGATTTCTGCTCTCCATTGCTCTCTATCTTTAATAAATGTAGTTCCTTTAAAATTTCCTGTTCTAGGTCCACATTTTTCAATGATTTTTTTATTTGTAATTTTTAGTTTTTCTTTTTGCATTTTTTTAATTATATTTGTTTTTTCTACATTTACTTTATTAATATCAATTAGTAATAAGTCTAAATTTACATTTTTTATTTCTTCAATTTCATTTATATCGAAAATTTTTATAAATTCAATGCAATTTTTTATAGTATTTAAAGCATATATTATTTCATTTTTATTTTGAAAATAGAACCACTCCTTCCTATTCTTAATTCTAAATGGATTTAAAGAATAATGAACAATTTTTTCAGCAAATTCTTTATCAAAAGTTTCAAATGTTGCTAATATTTTTAAAGAATATGTACTTGAACTAACATTTAATGAACTAATTCTATTATTTGGTTCTGTAGCGTGTCCTAGTTTAATGTGCCCAGGTTTAATAGTATCTTCAACAACGTAAATATAACCAGGACTTCTTTCAAAACCATAAGTTTCTGGTTTATTTTCTAATATTTCTATTGTTTTTTGTTGTTCTTCTATTTTTTTATTTTTTTCTTCTAATTGTCGTTTTAATTCTTCTGATTCATTGAAAATTATATCATCAAGTATACTTCCTGCCCATTTTCTAAATTTCTTTGCTATTTCTTTTTTACTGTTATAAAGTAAACGATAAACTCCTTGACTTGTTAAAAATATTGTATCTTGTTCTCTATTTGTCGTGTCATAAGCTTTCCTTATAACACGCTCGTCTTCATCATAATGTTGTATAGATACTGCAATATTTGTTAAATTAAGTGCTTTACCTATATCTGATGCTTTAAAATAATAAATTTTTTTATTATCTATATCTTCATGTAAAATTGCTATAGGATTATTCTCAAAAGCTTTAACTATACAATTATTATCTGTTTTTATTTCTTCTATCATTGTCTTAAGTGGTTATAACACCTTATAGTATTTTATTTTTAAATTAAAAACGTATTAATTTAAAAATATTTAATAAGGAAAGCTTACGTAATAATATCTATTTATCGTCATCTTCTTTATAACCTACTATGTCACCTTGTCTTGATACAAGAACTTTAAGTTTTCTTGTTTTTGCAAATTTACGTTTTAATTTATCTAATTTTTCCTCATCTTTTTCATTATCTTGTTCGTAATGTGAATTGTAATTATTATTATGATACTTCCATAATTTTTGATGTCCTACTCTAAAGTTATTATGAGGTTCTGCTTTGTACCAAAAAATTTGATCACGTAAGTCATTTGATATACCGGATGTTTTTATGACCACACATTCGTGGTTTTGTGTACATGCATCCAATATATTGCAGAAATAATTAAAATCCGGAAGCATCCCAGCATAGGCATCATAAATTTTTTTTCTATTAGCGACAGATGGTTCATTGAAAATAAAAACGTAATCTATATTACTACGTAATTCTGGTGGAATACCTTGAGGATATTGCATTGTTAATATAAATAAAAAATTATAATGACGACCATTAAAAAAAATACTTTTAATAGTTTTATCTTTTTTCCAACTTTGCGCATCGTGTAACATATCATCTAAAACTATAAATACATTATTACTAGCGTGTTTACCAGATTCAGACAATTTTTGTTCTTTTGCTTCACGTATTTTACGTTTTTGTCGATTCATTATATTATTTATAAGTTCTGGATCATATTCTGGATGAATAAAACAATCTGGTATAAAGTCTCCAAAAAATGGCGAAGCTTCTTCTGTTCCGGAAAAAACTATACCTGATGGTATGTATTTATGGTGGTAAAATATGTCTCTAACTAAGAAACTATTATGTGTAACTATAAAATTTCCTAAAACAAAACGATTATTGCCATCCAATTCAATTCCATAATATTCTCCTTTACCAATTTCTTCAACTTTAATTTGACTTACTAATGCATCTACTCTATTATTCCTCGGATTTGCTTTTTTACGTGGAATTAATGTTGGGATTTCATCTATTCCCTTACCATTTATATTTATTCTAAATGCCTCACCTATTTTTTTTTCTCCATTGTGTGTCCAACTTGTTTTTTTAATGTGTTTTGTTGCTGAAAATCCTAAACTACGTGCTAAATAAATAATATCATCCATTAATGTTTCATGTTTTTTACATTGTGTAATTTCAAAATCATTTCTTTTTCCTAAATGACCATCTGCATCAATGAATCCAGCAAGAAGTTTCAATCTATTTTCACGTGAGTTGCATTTATAAATCATTGGTATATGTTTATTGTTAATTAAATTTAAATCTTTCAGTGTTTGTAAAAAAATATTACCTTTTTGACCATATCCAGAAGATATTTTGTAAGCATATATTCTCTTGTAATCTAAAAATAGATTGTATTTATATAAATTTTTAGAAAAATAATAAAGAACAGTAGAATCTTGTGTTGTAATATCAGAATTACTTGATGTTCCATCCCCTAACCAATATCCAATCATATATGGATCTATAGGTACTTGTTTTTCAAGAAAATCTATAGGAACTTGGTATCCTAACAAGTTTTCTTTGTATTTTTTGGACAACTGTAAATATTCTTTTATAGGAATGTCTACTTTTAGATCATCTACAATTTTTTCCCAAAATACTTTCGCGTCAGCATATACATCGTCTTTATTTTTGTTTTTATAAGAAAATGTTTGATGCTGAACTTTGCATTTATGTTTATTAAACCAACGGACTTGATAACTTTGTTTGTCTTGACGATGTACTATTATTTTTTTCCCAGTATATGCCAATGACAAAATGTGATGACTATTTACTGTATAACTTTCTCCCTTTTTATTTGTTATTTTATACATAGTATCTGTTCCAGAATGAGTTTCCAAGACGGTCCTAGATGTAGAGTCATCTCCCATAACAAGATCACCTAATTGGATGTCTTCGACTTTTTTAATATTTCCGTCGAACATAAGTACATTTTCTCCTTTCATAAGCGACTTTCCACTGCGCCTTTTACCGAGTACAAGTATAGTGGCATCAGGTAATATACTTTTAATTTTGAATTTTCTAAGAGATAACTTTTCAAATTCAGGTATTAGCATTAAAAATAAGCAAGGTATTAGTATTTAATTCTTAACGCACTCTATTTAATACATTTACCATTTTTTTGAAACTTTTGTTTTTTAGGAATACCATATAATGCATTAATTACCATAAGAAAAGTATCTGATCTATCATCACCTTTTCCACATGTTAAAAAGTCATTTAACCATATATCTTTTTGTTCGTTTGAAAATTTGTTTTCTAAAAACCAACGTGTATATTGTATAGATAACCATTTTCTTTTTGCATAAGCACCTTTTAATTTACATTCAATGTTAGGGCCAGTATAAGCTTTCAATTTTTGCGACGCCCTAACAAATCTTATTGGTACATTTGTATCTTTATATAATTCAACTAATTTTCCATAAATTATATGTGATGTAAATATTGCTTTTCTATTGACTTTTGGTTGTAATTCAATAAATATACTTGATAAATTTAATGGTAATAAATTATCATCGTATATTTCTTGTATTTTGCACAAAACTACTTTTGCTATATCTTGCAATAAATAATCGTCAATTGATTTTTTTTTAAAAATGTGTTCTTTTAATTTGCAATCTAATGTCTTAGGAAAATGTGTTTTACATGAATGAATAATATTATTATCTATGGTGTATTTAAAACTGCATTTTTTTCCACATATTTTACCACTTTTTTGAATGCCTGTACATTTATAATCATCTGAATCTAATGTGTTGTATACATCCCACAAATGAATTTTATAAGACTCTATGTTACTTTTATCATCACAAGACATACAGCACATGGCTAGATTTCGTAAACCTATATCAATTGTTAATATCATTTAATAATAAAAATGATATTAAAAATAATATTTGATCGTAAATTTATTTTCTTATAAATATAAGAAAATAAGAAAATAAGAAAATAACTTATAATTAAATTTAAATTATTTATATTCTATTGGATAATGTTTTTTAGATTTACATGGTTTCTTTTTCTTATTTATATTAAAAACATGTGGTTTTTGAAAAAATAAGTATTCTCTGTTTTTATAAGCAGAAATTATACGTGAAATGGTAAATTCTTGTAATAATTTAACAGAATTCATATTTATAATATATATTTAAAATTAATTTTAAATAAATTCTGTTAAATTAGAATATGTAATGCAAAATAAAATCCATTTTTTGAAATCTAATTTAATTTTAGTAAAATTTTCAAGATATTTACAGATAATATTATATGAAACATTTAATTCATTATTATATGTATGTGTAAATAAATGTAAGAAATTTATATTATAGTTTTTTAGTATAGATTCTGTTTTATTAAATAATAAATAAATTATAAAATCGGATAAATGATAAATTTCTAAATAATCTAAAAAAAACGGTGATATAATAGAAAAACGTGTTTTAATATCTTCTTTTAATAATACTAAATTATAAGATTCATAAAATAAAAAATCATCTATTAATTCAGATTTAGATTTAATCTTTTCTTTATCTGAATCTGAATTGTAATCAAATTCATCCATTATGTATTATTGGTAAATTTTAAATTAATTAATTTATTTTTATATTAATTTTACTTTTAAATTAATTTTACTTTTAAATTAATTGTTTTTTTTTTTAATTATTAAAATTAAAATTTATTTTATTATATTATATTAAAACATATGGCAAATATATTAGAAACAATTCAAAATAATGATGTTGTAAAAGTCTTGTTAGTTGTATTAGGTATATATTTATTATATACTTATTATTTTAAACCACAAGAACAATACAATTCTTACTATGGTATGATACCAGAACAATTAGAAAATGTTGAAGTTCCAATTGTTCAAGGACAAACAGAAGGATCTAATGCACCTATTACTCCACAAGAACAACAACAACAAATCGACAAAATTGTAGCTGGATCAGATCAAATTAAAACTGATGATCTATTACCAAAATATGATGATGCCAACGCCTTTGCTAAAGAAAATCCTGTTAGTAAATTATTAAAAGAACAAAATTTCTTAATCAGTGGTTATCACTCTGGAGTTAATACAGTGTTAAGCGATAGAAAGGTAGGGAACCTTGACCTAAGAAGTCTACCACCTATTCCAAAGGAAAGTGTTGGTCCATGGCACCAAAGTAGTTACGAAGCAAGTCCAGCACAACTACGTCGTGGTGTAGAAATTTTGTAAATTTAACTTATTAAATAAATTGTAATATAAATTATTTAATAAATTCAAGAATTATTTAATTAATTAGTTTCATATTTTTATCGTTTAAAATATATGCATGTAAACATGTTTTTAATGCTTTATTTACATTATTTATAATTAAATCTTTCTCGAATTCTATAATTGTATCTTCATATAAATTTTGGAATTCATCGTCGTCTTTATAGAATTTTAAACATTTTGATAATTGTTTTTTAATAATTTTATAAAAGTATTCTGATGCTATATGACATGATTGTTTATAATTATCTCTAATATGTTTTTTAACACCATCTTCTATTATATAAAGACTAAATATTTTCATCTTTTTATCCACGTATTTAATACAATGATTTTCTGGATAATGTTCATTACATATTATATTTTTAATATATTCTGATAATAAATTATTTAATTTATCTTTATTTGTATCATATATATTAATCATTTCTCTCATTTTGTTTATTTTAATATAGCTCGTATCTAATTCATTTATTGTGTTAATTTCTATATTTATATTTATATTTAATAATTCTGTATTAACTGTATTTAAGATATTGTTTAATTTAACTAAATCGTATAACAATCCAGATTTACATCTTTTTTCATTTAAATGGCGAATAAGATTTCCTTTTTGTGTAAAACAGTTTTTACATAAATTACATATAAAAGACATTTTTTATATTATATATAATTTTATTTTTAAATTATTTTTTCCGAATAAACAAATTAAATATATGGTAATTTTTCCGAAATCTTGTTACGACATTATTATTTTATTATATTTTTTATAACATTTTTAAACCATTAATCGTATTATAACTACATCTTAAAAATTTTAATTTTGGTTGGAAAAGGGCGCTCTTTTTATTTTTTTTTATAATTTTTGTTTTTTATAATTTTTTTTCAATATGTTTTGCAAAACGTTTTTAATAAAATATAAAAATAAGAAAATAAAATAAAAAAAAAATAAAAAGAGCGCCCTTTTCCAACCAAAATTAAAATTTTTTAAATATAGTTATATACATATAATGGTTTAAAAATGTTATAAAAAATATAATAAAATAATAATGTCGTAACAAGATTTCGGAAAAATTACCATATATTTAATTTGTTTATTCGGAAAAATAATTATAATGTTATTTTTAATTTGATATTTGTAAAATAAGTATCTAAATATATTATAAAAAGTAGATATAATATAATTAATGTACAAGTTATTTTTATTGTTTTTTAATAGTACAAGTTTTAGCGCGATTGGAGCAATTAGCTCTAATACTTTCATATTTGTCCAAAATTTCTACAAGTGGTGGACTACTATGAGTAATATATGTATCTTTTTTGAATTGGTTTAATTGAGAGTAATAATCGTTTTTATCTTGAGGTGTTCGGTTGCTATTATGGTATATTTTTTTTAGACGTTTTTTCTCATCGTTGTAACATTGTTGTTCTTGACCAATGAGTTTTTCATTGACTTTGTTACGGATTAGATATAACCATTCAAAAAGTTTAAGTCTACCTGATAAAAATGGTTCCATAGGTAGTTCTTTTATAAATTGTTTATATGAATTTCTACAAAAAACACAAGGCATAGTATAAGCGAGACTTGATAACATATTTTTGAAATGTTTTTTAATTTTTAGATGTTCTTTATTTTTTGGGTCTATTTTTGGTGGATATCCTCCCATGATACATGAAAATAGAAAATACCAACCTGCTGGTCCCCAAGATTTAGTAGATAAACCTGATAAGGAATTGTATTTTTGTTCCATTAATATAAATAAATAAAAAAAGTATTTTAATTTTTTTTTTTATTTCTTAATGCAAGGTGGTGATCAAAAAAATTTAAATATAGCATTAAATATAACACAAGGAGTTAAAGGACTATAATATTAAAAAAATGAATTAATTTTAATGTAATTTAAAATTAATTTAAAATGGATAGAATTAGTAGTACTGAAAATAAACGACCATTAGATGTATATTATTATATAGATTTAAAATCTGATCAAGATACTAGTTTTTTAGAAAGAAGTTTACGTATTAATTTAAATGTTAATAATAAAGAATACGAAATAGATAAATTTGTGAATTGTTTTGATATACTTAATAAAATAAAAGGTGATAATGGAGATGTAATAAAACGTGGTTTAATAATGTTTAATAATATGGTAGAAATGTTGAAATTAAAAAGTAAAAATGATACTTGGTTGTTTTATATTTCAAATGGTAATGTAAATAAGTTATATGAAGATGTATTTGTTGTTTTATTAAATAAGGAACCAATGTTTAAAAAGTCACATTATGTAATTAGTAAACAGTCAATTAGTATTGATAAGAAATTAACAAAGGAACAAAAAATAGAAAGTTTAAAAGTATTTAATCAAAATTTACAAGAATTATTAAGGTCGGAACGATTAATTACATATACAAATTTAGATTAAAGTAATTCGAAATGTGTTATTGGAAATTTTATTAATTGAAAAGATGTAATTGCATGTAAAAAAATTAAAGCTGAATCTTGTTCTTTACGATATTCTTTAATTTCTCCTATATAACCTTTATAATTGTTTAGTACACTGTTTTTTTGATATATGATTTTAATAAAATTGCCTTTTTTAATGTTTTTATAAGTACTAATTGAATTTAAATGCATATCATTATTTTTTGGTGTTGTAGTTGTTTTTTGTTTATTTTTATCTTTATCTTTTTGATTATTTTTAATTTGAGTAGTAATATTAGATGAGTTTTTTAAAATTTCTAAGAAATCCATTATATTATAATATAATTTTATTTTTAAATATTATTTTTAAAAAGTATTTATTTAAAAATAAGAAAACAATAATTATTATTAATATATGATTATTTCATTTTCTGTATTATTAGCGGTGATATCGACTGTGTTTTTTTATAGACGTTTTATAATTTTAAAAGTGGTCGTATTGTTGTGGATATTATCGACATATACAATAAAGTTATATTATTACATAAAAAAGAGGAGAGATAATAGAATGTATAAAGTTGAATCTAAGGAGTTAAATGGGTATTTTTTAGAGACGTATAATTTAATAAAGGATGATAAGGATTATAAAGTTATGTTTATGTCAAGAGATAAAAAAGAGATAGGTGTACAGATTAATGATTTTAAGAATAATATAGATGATAATATTATGAATAAAGATTTAATAGTTCATTGTAATATATCGAATGATGATGAACTGGTTGTAGAATTAACAAAAATAATTAGAAAGTTTTGTTATTATTTTGACAAGGATTATAAGTTAGATATATTTATAGAGTATTTGCATGATTATATAAGTGAAAATTATTCGGATATGCAGCATATAAATATATATAAATATAATTTATGTGTGTTTTTAAATGATAATGAGTTTACAGAAAAGGCATTTTCGTTAAAATCAGTAATGAATGAGGGTAAGACATTTAAAGAGTTAATATGTATGTGACGTTAAAAAAATAATAAATAAATATAATAGATATAATAGATATGATAGATACATTAGTAATAAGTGGTGGTGGTGTAAAGGGTGTAGTATTTATTGGTGTGTTTAAATATTTAGAGGAACTAAGTGATACAGATATAAAAATTGATATAAAAAGGATATATTCTGTATCGGTTGGATGTATAATAGGATTTTTATATGCAATTGGGTATACATCTGAGGAGATGGAAAAGGAGATATTTAAAATGGATATTAAATCATTACAAAGTATTCGTTTAAAAACATTTATTAAGAATTATGGGTTGGATAGTGGGAAAAGGATAATGACATGGTTGGAGGAGTTAGTAGAAAGGAAGGGGTATAAAAAGACAATAACATTTCGGCAATTATTTAAATTAAGAGGTGTAGAATTAAATATAGGGTGTACGAATTTAAATAAATACAAGGATGTATTTTTTAATAAGGATATATCTCCGAATTTAAGGGTAATAAGGGCAATAAGGATGTCAATTGGTATACCGTTAGTATTTAGTACTGTGAAATATAAGGGTGAAATATATGTGGATGGTGGTGTGATAAATAGTTATCCTATAAAAAATGTAGGGAAAACTGATAATATATTAGGATTAAAAATTTTATTAAATAATGAGTTAAAAGAATTTATAGATGAGAAGATAGAGAGTATGGGAGATTATTTATATCATGTGTTTTATTGTTATATGTTACAAAAAGAGACATATACAACGTTATCTTTAGAATATTCGGAAAATACGATATTTATAAATCCTGGAAGTATACATTCAATAAAATTTAATTTAAATGATAAGGATAAGGGTGATTTAATAGAGTGTGGATATTTAGCAGCAAGGGAGTATTTTACTAAAAAACAATAAAATATGTTTTTTTAGAATTATTAAAATAGTGAATAATAGTAATGGAAAGTGGTTATAATAAAAAGAAAAAGCATGATATTTTAAGTGAGTCGTGTAATTCAATTTATAATGATTTATATAATTATGATGTAATTAAACAAATAGGGAAGGGTTCTTTTTCAAATGTGTTTTTGTGTACAAATGAGGTACCGTTGATTACATCAGACACTGAATCGCAAGATGAGTTTTTTATAGTAAAGGAGATAAATATAAATGAATTAGTTAATAAGTATATGTTAAATTCTGAAAATAAGTTTAAAGAGACGTATAAAAAGGTTATAAAAGATAAAAAGGTGAGTGTAAACATTACGCCTTATAAAGAAACGACTGGTATATATGAAATTAAGAATAAAGAATACGATTATTATTTTAATAGATTGAAGCAATTAATAGAGAGTGAGATAGAAATATTATCAAATATAGATCATAAAAATATTATAAAGTTTTATGGATATTCTTATAATAAAGGTGTATATTATTTAAGGATGGAGTATTGTAATGGTGGTGATGTTTATGAATATTTAAAAAAAAATAATAGTAGTGATAAAAATTCGTTTAATGGTGTGTCTAATGAATTTTTATATGAATTTATAAAACAGACAAGTGATGGATTGGTATATTTGCATAAAAATAATATTATTCATAGAGATATTAAGTTGCATAATGTATTAATGATAAATGACAAGAAAAAGAATGATATAGTATTTAAAATATCAGATTTTGGATTTGCATGTTATGATTTAACAACATTGACAAATGATAATGATATACATGATGTGATGATTAAAAAGTATTATAAGTTATGTGGGACGCCATATTATATGGCTCCGGAAATAATATTAAATATGAATAAATTAGAAAATATAACAATATATAAGGGGAATAGTAATTTACAATCTACGTTTTTTTATGATAAAAAGATAGATATATGGAGTTATGGTATTTGTATATATGAATTAATATTTAATATATTGCCATTTTCGAATATTAAGACAGTAGATGATTTAGAAAAATTTTATAGATATAAAAATATACAAGGTGTTATGGATAAAAAGATAAGGAGAAAAAGTTCTTTAAGTGAAGATTTTAAGGAATTATTATTGAATATGTTACAGGTAGATTATACGAATAGATATAGTATAGAAGATGTGAATAAATATATATATAAAAAGATTAATTATGAAATAGTGGATAGAAATAAGGAATTACAAGATATAATTAATTGTAAAGAAAGTACGCATAAATTGAATGAACGGATGAAACAACATATAGTAAAAAAAACTATAGTAAAAAAAAATGAAGATAAAGAAGAAAGTTCTTGGGAAAAGGTGAATAAATCTAGTTCTTTAATAATGAAAATGAGTATGAAAAATGGGTTTGTAAATTGGTTATTGAAAAAATAAATTTAAAAACAAAAAATTACATTATATTATGAATAATAATAATAATAATTTAATAGAAATAGCTCAGGCAATTTATTCGAAACCACCGGGTAAAAAAAATACAGTTCAATTGCAATTAGATGAAGAAACGTATAATGAAAGTGATAAATATATAGTATTTGAAATTTTATATTTAATAACATTTTATGGTATAAGAATATTATATGGTGATGTTAAAATAACAGAATTGTCAAAAGAGCAATTTAGAAATGTAAAACGATATGTTAGATCTTATGGTTATGATTTAATAGTATTAAATGAAAATAAAGAGGATCCATGGGAATCTACAAGTAATACACATAAAGTTGGAGTATTTTTTAATAAAGTTTTATAAAAAGACGTTTATAATAATTAAAAAAAAAAAATGTGTATTTTAATGAGTTTATTAAAATATCCAATTGAAATTTTAGAGAATATAGGTGAATATTTGGATATATTTCATATATTAAAGTTATTATCTGTAGATAGGTATTGTTATTATGTATTTAATGGTAAAATAAATAAGAAAATACAAGAATATTTATCAATGAATGATTTAAGTATTAGTAATATAAATGATATAGATAATCAAAACAAGTTGTTTTATATACACGTGATTTTTTATATTAAAAGGTGTATAGAAAGTGGTGATTTTGGTTTTTTAAATATAACATTTATGAAAATATTTTCTGGAAATAAAAATTGTAATTATAAAATATCTAGAACGAATAGTAGTAAGTGTGTATATTTTTTAAAAAATTTACAAGATTTTAGTAATAGTATAGACGGATTAGAGAATTTTTTATTAACGAGTAAAGTAAATAATAGAAGATTAGTTAAAAATGATGATATGTCAAATGTTAGTAATGCTAGTGATATTATATTTTTATATAGAATAAATTATAATGAGATAATTGAGAGAACACCGAAATTAGATCATAATGAGATAATTGAGAGAACACCGAAATTAGATCATAATGAGATAATTGAGAAAAAGACAGAATTAGATGAAACGCGGATAAAAGAAGATTTAATTATGGTTACATTTTATTTTTTTTTATAATTTTTTATATAATAATGGTTTGATTTATAGTATAAAAATTATGTGTATTTTTTGGTATAATTTATTAAGTTAATTTCATAAATTTTTTTTCTTTTAGTATATTATAAAAACAAACAAAAAATGGGTGGTGGTCTCATGCAATTAGTCGCTTATGGAGCTTAAATATTTTGGGCTCAAAAAGTAAGCTGCTGATATAATTTATCAGATAAACAGTCTTGCTAGTGAAAATAATTGTTATTTTTGCGAAACTTTCAAAATGCGGGGACCTCTTTAGAGCTTTAACTACTACTTGTTTTGTAGAAATACTTAACAATACCAAAGGATAATGACCTGAGGCAGTGGTGTTAACCACGAGGGTTAATAGTCTTCAAGACTGTTAATCTTTCAGTAATAATGTTAAAGATTAGACAATCCGCAGCCAAGCACCTTGTATTATTAATGGTAGATATGAGATGAAGGTTCAACGAGTAGACGGAAGTTGGGATTTTATGATGATACTAGCCATATCTGAAAATTCTTAAGGTGTACTCTATTCCTAATAGAGATATTAGGGCCAATGAATAGTTTTAAAACTATTTAGAAGCAAGATATTTACCTTACTGGTGGGAAATTGCCAGAAAAAGTAGTCGATTAAAATTGCTACTACTAGTGAATCTTTTAGATTTGCGACACTTTCAAATTGCTGGGACACCCTTAGAGCTAAAACTACCAAGAATTTATAGTAATATAAATTTGGCCAAGAAAAAACTTGGGTATGGTAAAAATGTTTTAGATTGGGCAATCAGCATCCAAGCACCCTACCAAATATTATTTTGCGGGTGAAGGTTCAACGACTAAATGTTAGTGGGTGAATTCTGTATGAATTTGCTTAAGATATAGTCTAGTCCCAAATTTACAATTGTAAATTTAAATACATCGAAAGATGGGGTATTAACGAATCCTCAAATTACTTAAGAAATTGAGTAGAAAAGTAGCCAGATATAACTATTAGGATATGTTATATAAAAATCTGTTGCAATTCCTATATTAGTCATTGTTTTATCTTTTGACTAATAATTCAGCTACTAGTGAATCTAATATTAGATTTGCGACATTATCAAATTGCGGGAACATCCTAAAGCTTAAAATACTAAGGTAATATAGAAATATATTACTGGCCAAGATAAAAACTTGGGTATAGTAATAATTTTTAAGATATTACAATGGATAATCCGCAGCCAATAAACTAAATTGTAAAAATTGAATTTTAATTATTTCTTAAACTAATATATGAATATTTTACAAAATAAAGGAGAGATTTATAAAATTATTTCTCCTTGTGGTAAGCTATATATTGGACAAACAAAATGTTTAGCGAAAAGAAAAGATAAATTTATTATTTGGGGAAGTCAAAAAAGATGGAAAGCTCATATTAATGAAGCTAATTCTTTAAAAAGAGAAGGATGTTTAAAATTAAATAATTGTATAAATAAATATAAAGCTGAAAATTTTGTTGTGGAAGTTTTATTAATTTGTGATATTGAATATTTAGATTATTATGAATCATATATGATAACTGAATATAATACAATGTATCCAAATGGGTTAAATTTAAAAACATGTGGTAACGGAATTATTTTTTCGGAAGAAACTAAATTAAAAATGTCTAATTCAGCAAAAGGTAGAACTTTTTCAAGTGATACTATAGAAAAAATTAGACTAGGTAATTTAGGTAAAATTGTTTCAAATGAAACAAGAGAAAAATTACGTATAGCTATTACCGGTAAAAAATTAACTGATGAACATAAACAAAAAATTAGTGATTTTCAAAAAGATTTCTTACAACCTAAAAGAAAGCATTTTGGATTACCTGATTATATTTATAGAATAAATTATTCAAATAAACAAGGGTATATGATTAGAAACCATCCTTCAATACCAAATAAATATTTTGTATCTTCTAACATTTCAATGGAAGAAAAACTAAAATTAACAATACAATATTTACAACAAGTTTAAGGTTCAACGACTAAATGGTAATGGGTAAATTCATAAGAATTTGCTTAAGATATAGTCTAGTCCCTAATTTAAATATACCGAAAGGTAGGGTATAAACGTTTTCAAAGTTGTCTTAATCGATAGGACATAAGAGTAAATTTTAAAAGAATTTGCTAGTGAAGTATAATACTTTGCGACACTTCCAAATTGACGGGAAACTCCTTAGAGCCTAAACTACCACTCTTGTATAGAAATATTTAAGAGGACCACGGTTAATAACCGTTCCCAATGGTAATAAAGTTTAGGATTGGACAATCCGCAGCCAAGAACCTAAAGTCGATATGATAAGACTACGGTGAAGGTTCAACGACTAAATGCTAGTGGGTTTGAAGAGTTTAATCAACTCTAATGATAACTTAAGATATAGTCTACTCCTTATTGAAAAATAAGGTATAAAGGATCGAAGACATACTAACTTTGCAATCGAGTCAATTGAACAGACTTTTAACGGGTCAGTTGATTTTGGACGCAAAGTTTCTTGCACTGTTTCAAGAAACGGTGATTTAATCCACAAAGTTTATCTTCAAGTGGATCTACCAGCATTGGCTGGAACTGGTGCCCAATGGGTTGATCATGTTGGACATCATTTGATTGACAATGTTACCATTGAAATCGGAGGTCAGACTATTGACCAACATTATGGTACTTGGCTCCAAATCTGGAACGAATTAACTCAGACTGCTGAAAAGGAAGCTGGGTATAATTCTATGATCGGTAATGATGCAGAACGTACTACTGCTGCATCTACTGTTGATGGTACTACTTTGTATGTTCCTTTACAATTTTGGTTCTGTAGAAATCCAGGGCTTGCCTAAAAGATAGGGCAAAAAAGTAAAGTTTAAAAAACTTTGCTAGTAGTAATTTATTTAAATACACCACCACCCAAGTTTTTATCATAAATAAATTACTGCGACAAATTCAAATTGCGGGAAACTCCTAAAGCCGTAAAAATTGAATCTAATTTAAAAATATAATATATATTATGAAATGTATAACTTGTAAAGAAGAAAAATTGAATAATGAATTTGAATTACGTTCTGATACACAAAAATATAGAAATACTTGTAAAAAATGTAGAATTGAATATGTGAAAATATATAAACAAAAAAGAAAGACAGGTATTTTAAGTAAAAGAGAAAATCCAGTTCAAAATAATAATATTATTTGTAAAAATTGTAATACATCAAAACAATTAAATGAATTTCCAAAAAGAAATGATTCTAAAACTGGATATAGAACTATTTGTAAAGAATGTAGAACACTTATAATGAATAATTATTATAAAAATGTTTACAATGAAAAAAGAAGAGAACGTTGTAAAAATGATATTCAATATAGAATTATGAAAATACATAGACATCGTATATGGAAAGTATTAACTAGGAAATATAAAAATAAATCAAGTTTAAAATATTTAGGATGTGATATAATGTTCTTAAAAAAATGGATAGAATTTCAATTTACAGAAGATATGAATTGGGATAATTATGGGAGAGTATGGTCCTTAGATCATGTTTTACCCATATCTTTATTCAATACTACTAAGATAGAAGAACAAAGTATTGTATTTAATTGGAAAAATTTACAACCTCATAAAGAAAATTCAAGTAAAGGTAATAAAATTCTTCTATATGAATATTTTAATGTTTTTATAAGTGTTCATAGATTTATACAATTTAATAAATTAGATTCAAGTGAGTACCAAGATTTAAATGAAAGTTTAAATTGGCTAAGAGAAAAACTTAGGTATGGTAAAAATCTCACGGATAATAATGGACAATCCGCAGCCAAGTGCTAAATGAATTAATACATAATTCACATGCAAAAGGTTCAACGACTAAATGGATTTGGGAAAATCATACTGATTTTCTTAAGATATAGTCTAGTCCCTTGGTATTTTAATACCAATTAAATATACCGAAAGGTAGGGTAGGTTGGAACTTAAGTTCCAACCCTGTCTCTATGACAGGTACGTGCCTTTAATTGCACTTCAATATCACGAAGTGAAATTCAACCTTCAATTTGCCACTCTTGCTCATGTTTCAAACGGAACTATTAGTGGAACTCCAGTTTTAGGTGCATCATTATACGTTGATTACATTTATCTTGACACTGATGAACGTCGTCAATTTGCACAGGTTCAACATGAAAATAACGTGTTAAAAAGTAAACATCAAATGTGTTTGCTAGTAAGTGTTAATGTTTAAACAAGACCACCACCTAGTTTTTATCTTAAACATTAACATTTGCGACATTTTCAAATTGCGGGAACGTCCTTAGAGTCTCAAATACCATCCTTTTATAGTGATATAAAAGGAGATCTCGATTAATAATCGAACCCGATGGTAATAATTTTGAGAATTGGATAATCCGCAGCCAATCTCCTTAAAGGAATTTAAAAAAATAAAATAATAAATAATATGGGTTTAATATATTGTATAACTTTTCCATGTGGTAAAAAATATCCGGGATTTGAAAAACATTTTACTTCTATGAAAATAACAGACGAAGATAAATATATATTAGCTATTAATTATTTAAATTTAATAAAGGAGAAGGTTCAACGACTAAATGGAAGTGGGGAAAAATAAAGATTTTCCTTAAGATATAGTCTAGTCCCTCAAATTAACTTATTTAGTTAATTTAATTAAATACATCGAAAGATGGGGTATAATCGGAATATTTAATTGAACAATTGCAGTTTACTGGAGCTGAAACTGTAAGCGGTGCTGGAGCTTATAAGAGCAAGCTTGCTCTTAATCATCCTTGTAAGGAACTTGTATGGGTTCATCATCTTGGAGGAAATCAACCCTCTGATTTTTCTGACAGTAATGCTGATACCGTTACTGAAGCTAAACTCCAACTTAACGGACAAGATAGATTCTCTACTCGTCCAGGATCATACTTTAATCTCGTAAATTATGCGAGAAATAGTATTGAGCTGAATTGTTAATTCAGAAAAGTCTCAATGCTAGTAAATAATTAGAAATAATAATACCACCCATTTGTTTTTATCATTTTTCTAATTATTTGCGACACTATCAAAATGCGGGGAGGTCCTAAAGCTTAAGATACTAAAAATTTTATAGAAATATAAATTTGGCCAAGAATAAAATACTTGGGTATAGTAAAAATTCTTAAGATATGTTAATGGATAATCCGCAGCGAAAATCTAAGTTGTATATTATTAATAAATGAATTTAAAGTTAAATTATAATATATAAATATGGGTATTATATACTGTATTACATTTCCTAATGGTAAAAAGTATATAGGACAAACTAAACAAAAATTAAAAAAACGTCTACAACAACATAATAAACAGAAATACTGTAGAGCTGTTCATAATGCTATTAAAAAATATAAAGAATATAAATGTGATATAATTTTAGAGATAGATAATGATAAATTAGACTATTATGAAGAAAAGTATATTAAAGAATATAATACACTTGTTCCTAATGGTTATAATATTAAAGAAGGTGGTGTAACAAGTAGTTTTTGTGAAGAGACTAAAAGATTAATGAGTCTTTCACATAAAGGTAAAAGACATTCTGAGGAAACAAAGAAAATAATATCATCATCATTAATAGGTAGAAATTTATCAGAAGAAACAAAAATAAAAATATCACAATCAAAAAAGAATTCGGAAATTTCTGAGGAATCAAAAAAACGCATGAATAGAACAGGTATGAAACATAATGATGAATGTAAACTAAAATTATCAAAATGTAATAGAGGAAAAATAGTTACACAAGATACTCGTGAAAAACTTTCACAAAGTTTACGGAAAAATGGTGATGATTTACCATTATATGTTCATAAAAAAGAAGAAAATTGTAAAACTTATCATGGTTCAGGATATGTAGTAAGAGTTCCTGGATTTAAGAGTAAAAGTTTTATATCTAAAAAAATGTCAGACGAAGAAAAATATAATTTAGCTTTAGAATATTTAAATAATATTACAATATGATAATCGTTCAACGACTAAATGGTAGTGGGGAATTTATTAAATAAATTTCTTAAGATATAGTCTAGTCCCTCCCTGTTTTATACAGGAATTAAATACATCGAAAGATGGGGTATGTTGGTCTTTTGTACCAACCTAATTACAAATAGTAATTAGAACGACAGCCTTATCAACATCATACTCGTATTCCATCTGTTGGAATTTACGTGTATTCATTTGCTTTAAATCCAGAGGCTCATCAACCAAGCGGGACGGTTAACATGTCCCGAATTGACAATGCTACTCTCCAGCTTACTTTATCAAATGCTGGAAGTCTACACGTATACGCTGTTAACTACAATGTTCTACGTGTTATGGCAGGTATGGGCGGCCTAAATAAAATGGGCCAAAAAGTAAATTTTGAAAAGAAATTTGCTAGTGAAAATTATGTTTTAATTAAAAAACTATTTTTTGCGACACTTTCAAATTGCGGGAAACTCCTTATAGCTTTTACTACCACTTTTATATGGAAACATTTAAGAGGACCTCGATTAATAGTCGATCCCAATGGTAAAAATGTAAAAGATTGGATAATCCGCAGCCAAGTACCCTACAGAATTATTTCTGGGGTAAAGGTTCAACGACTAAATGTTAGTGGGGAATTTTATAAAAATTTCTTAAGATATAGTCTAGTCCCTAAAATTAAATACATCGAAAGATGGGGTATAAACGTGCTTATAGTAATTAAATTACAAATTTATAAAAATACATATTATAACAATAAATTGAAATATTTATTATTTTTCATATAATAAAAAAATATGAAAAATGATTATACCATAGTAAATTATAAAAATAAAGAATATATAGTAGCCAAAACAATTAAAAATGAAGTTTTTGTAATTGATTATGCAAAAATAAATGATTTACAAGATGTTAATTATTATTTAAATAATTGTGGTTATATATGTGGTAAGAAAAATTATTTGCATAGTGAAATAATTGAACACAAATTTGATGGCGAGTTATATATAGATCATATTAATAGAATCAAAACTGATAATAGAATAGAAAATTTACGACTTATTACTCAAAGTGATCAAAATAAAAATCAATCTAAAAGAAAAAGAAATGTCAATTTACCATCTGATTGTAATATTAAATCAGAAGATATACCTACGTTTATTTGGTATATCAAAGAGAATGGAAATCATGGTGATAGATGGTGCATTGAAATAAAAAATAAGTATTATTGGAAAACTACTTCTAGCAAGAAAATATCTACTAAATGTAAATTTGAATTGGCTAAAAAACATTTAAATAATTTAATAAAAACAAATATTGATTTATTTAAAAATCATTCTATAAATGGTGAATTATCTAATATAGGTAAAATTTTAAAACAAGAATATATAGATATATTAAAATTAGTTAATATTGATTATAATGATAATGAGAATAATAAGAATTATTTAGAACAAGATTTAACAGGATTAAATGATAATGAAATACAGATTCTTAATGAAATTTAATTTTATGTAATGTTTTAAATAAAATCAATATGGAAAATAGTTAAAGAGTTTTAACTATATAACATTATGATGAAGACGAGCGTGTCATAAGGAAAGCTTATGACACGACAAATAGAGAACAAGATAAATAAAATTGGTCTATTATTAAATTTATTTATGATTTACATCTATATTCGTTTAAAATCTTATTTAAAAGTAATATTTATAATATATTATAAATATAAATATAAATATTAAAATATGTCACAAATGATTCAACCTAAGTCAATTAATTTTAAAGAATTAGTTAAAAATAGCACAAGTACGTTATCACTTGATTTGCAATCTAAAATAGTTGATAAACTTAATAAAACATTTGACGAACAAGAACAGCATTGGTACGTTGCGAATTTGTATATGTATATGAATTATCATCCCACAAATGATTTTCCGATTAATTTAGAAGATGTATTTAAGATGATAGGGTTTGCAAACAAAGGTAATGCGAAAAGAACATTGGAAAATAATTTTACTAAAGATGAAGATTTTAAAAGCTCATTTCTCCCAACGGAGAAACGAGAAATAGGTGGATCCTTAAATGAACAGGTTATGTTAAATATAGATACATTTAAGAATTTATGCATGATAGCAAAGACAAATAAAGGAAAAGAAATTAGGAAATATTATGTAAAATTAGAAAATATTTATAATGAAATAATTAAAGAAGAAATCCAAGAACAAAAGATATTATTAGAAAATAAAGATAAACAATTAGAAAATAATGGTGAATTGCAAAAACATAATCTATTATTACGAGAATATGGTAATTCGAAATATTATATAGTTTATTTAATAAAAGTAAAAAGTATAAATGATAAGGCATGGGTGTTAAAAATAGGAGAAAGTAGAATGGGAATAACGAATAGATATAAAGAACATAAATCAAAATATCCTGAATGTATTATTTTAGATGTATTTTTAGTAAAACGTTGTAAAGAATTTGAAAGATTTTTACACCAAAACTTAAATGGATATAGATACAAACACTTAAGTGGTCACGAGAATGAAAATGAATTGTTTTTAGTAGGTGAAGAACTAAGTTATAGTTATATAATAAAGTTAATTAATGATAATATTAAAAATTACAATGATGATTTATTAGAAGTTCAAAGCTTAAATTTAGAAGTTGAACGTTTAAAGATAGAAAATAGAAGTCTTCAATTACAAAATAATAATAGTAGTAGTACTGATAAAATACTGGAGAATTTATGTAATGAAATTATAAATTTAAAAGAATTTATAAAAGATCAATTTAAAAACATTGATGTAAAATTAAATTTAAAACCGACAAATAATTTTGGAGAAGATTATCATGCAAATGGACCAAAGGTTCAACAGATAAATCCAGATACGTTTGAGTTAATTAAAATATACAGAAATGCTACAGAAGTAATAAATACATTAAAAATTCCAAGAAGTAGTCTTACAAAAGCAATACGAGAAAATACAATTTATAAGAATTACAGATGGTCTTTTGTAGAAACGGATCAAGATGAAAATATAGTAAAAATTAATCAAACACGAGAATTAAAGAAACTTCAAAATAATGGGTATATTGCTAAATTAAATAAAGAAAAAGATACAATTTTAAATGTATATTTAGATAGAAGAACAGCTAGTATGTTAAATAATTATAATAGTGTTGCGTATTTGGATGATTATGTAAAAAGTGGAAAACCAGTTGGAGACTACTACTACGTTTTATATGAAAATTGTGATAAAGAATTACAAAGATTATTTCTTGCAAAGATTGGTAAAACTGATTTTATATTGTATAAAAATGGTGTTGGACAATTTGATAAAGACAATAATTTATTACAAGAATTTACATCAAAATATAACTGTAAAACAGAATGTGGAATAGGTGATAAATCATTATCTAAAGCGATAATAACAAATACTATGTATAATGGATATTATTATAAATATCTTGAAGAACGATTAATACTATAAATTAGCGTTTTAATTTTTTAGATTGTTGAATTCTAACATGTTTTGAACTATAACAAGAAACTTTTTTCCCTTTACTTTTATTAATTTTTGGTTTAATAATGTCTTCGTATTTGTAGTATTCGCTGTATTCATCGTAATAATTCATTTTATATATTGTATATATAAAATTAAGTTTTAATTCATTTATTTTAAATTAACGGTTTGGTTTAAAAATAAGTTTTCTTTTAGAACAAATAATGATATTAGGTATTGATTTTGGGACATCAAATAGTTGTTGTTCATATTTTAGTGGAAAGGAAAACAGGGTAATTACAAATGAATATGGTAATGAGATATATCCTACATGTATAGCGTTTAATAAATATTCAGATGAGATACTTTACTCTAATTCGGCGTATGATTTAAGTTTAAGTAAAGATGTGACAGTAATTAAAAATATAAAGGGGTATATAGGGTCACTGTCAGATGTAACTGATATAGAAGAAACTGAGATAGAAATAATGTATAATAATAGTTTAAAGAAGTTTACAATTAATGAAATTGTGGTTTTGTATTTAAATTATTTAAAAAATATATCAGAGAATTTTACTAATGAAATTGTTGAAGATATTGTTATAACTGTTCCTGTTTATTTTTCAAATATACAAAGAAACCGACTAAAAACGTGTTGTGAGTTAGCAAATTTAAATGTAATTCGTATAATAAATGAACCAACGTCTGCTATATTGGCATATTGTTGGCAAAGTTTAAATAAATGTTTAGAAACACGTAATATATTAGTAGTAGATTGTGGAGGTGGAACGACGGATTATAGTATTATTAATGCAGATTTTGAGGACAACCTATTTGAAGTACTTAGTAGTTATGGTGACAACGATTTGGGTGGTAACGATTTAACAGATAATTTATATAATTACGTATTAGATGAAATCTATAAAAAATATGAAAAGTATCCAAATAAACTAAAAACATCTAAAATATGGAAATTATGCGATAATGTTAAAAAGCGATTAAGTTTTAATGAAAGGGACATATTATTTGTAGAAAATGTTGTGGATAGTCAAGATTTTTCAATGGTAATATCACGTTCAAAATTTTATTATATAAATAAAAATTTCTTTGACAAAATAAAAAGGGATATAATAAAAGTTACTGAAAATAAAACTATAGATGAAATTATTTTGGTAGGAGGTACAACGAGAGCACCGATATTTGTAGATATATGTAAAGAAATATTTAGAGAAAATATAAAGATAAATAATAAAATTAAAGGTGATACTATAGTGGGTATTGGTGCGGGTATTCAAGGATTTTTGTTAAGTGATATTAAAAAGTCAGATGATCAAGATTTGGTTTTAATGGATATTACACCAATGAGTTTGGGAATAAAGACTGATGACAACCGAATGTCGATAATAATATCTAAAAATACACCTATTCCAGTTAGTAGGTCCCAAATATTTACTAATAGTGAATCTAATGATACATTAATAGTACAAATATATCAAGGTGATAATCAATATGTAAAAGATAATATATTTTTAGAAGAGTTAAAACTAAATTGTAATAGAATAGATAGGGGTAATATGCGTATAGCGGTGACGTTTACAATTAATGTGGATGGAATATTGAATGTATCTGTAAGGGATATTCTATCGGAGGAAAATGAAAAAAATTTAGTTGTAAAAGAATATAAAAATGATATATTAGAGGATACTATTAGATTAAATTTGGATTTTTTAGATATTGGTACGTTAGAAACAAATTATTAATCTGTATATATAAATTATAATATGGTTCAATTAGAAGTTTATGGAGATCCTCATTCAATGTGTACTCAGAAAATTTTAATTTTATTAGAAGAATTAAATTTAAAATATGATTTGAAAAAGGTAGATTTATCAAAGGGAGAACATAAAAGTGATGAATTTTTAAAATTAAATCCATTTGGTAAAGTTCCAGCTGTGAAATATGGTTCAAGAGAGTTATTTGAATCAAGGTCGGTTTTAAGATATATTGCAAAAAATAATGTTGAAATAGATGATTTATTAGGGGATATTGAAGTTGATATGTGGTTAGAAAGTGAAAGTCAAAATTATAATCCATTAGTGAGTAAAATAATTTATGAAAAGGTTTTTAAAAAAGTATATAACAAAGATGAAAAGCCTGATGAAGAATTGGTAGATAAATTATTAAAAGATTTAGAAAAAGTATTGGATATATATGAAGATCGTTTAGAAAACGTTGGTTATATTGGTGGTGAGACTTTTAGTATTGCGGATATATCACATATACCATATACAAATTATATGTTAAGAGTTGGGTATAAAGATATGTATAAATCTAGACCAAATGTTTATAAGTGGTTAAAAAGAATAATGAAACGTGATAGTGTAAAATATATTTTATCAAATAATCATTAATAAAAATAATATAAAGCGATATTTTTTTTTTTATTTACATAATGATTTTGTATAATAATTAAACGCGAAAATGTGTTTAATTATTTTCTAATGATATATTATAAAATAAATGGCAAGTCTTTTTTATAATCAATCTATTGTAGTTTTAGATTCTACTGTATCAGCTAATGCAACATCTGGGTCTCTTGTTTTGCATGGTGGTTTAGGTGTTAGGGGTGCTTTTAATCTTAGTGGAATTACTTATATGACAAATACTAGTGTAAGTTCAAATGCTTCATCTGGTGCTTTAATTGTAACTGGTGGTGTAGGAATTGGTAATAATTTACACGTAGCTGGAAATACTATTATTTCCGGATCATTGACAGCAGGATCATTTGCTGTTAATGACTTAACTGCAACAAATATTACAGTATCAAATCTTTTAGGAACAAATGCTAATTTAAGTAATACAACAATTGGTAACGTAGTAAATACTGCATTTACTTCTGGTGGAGCTGTTATTACTAATGCAGTAATTACTACAAGTTCAATTGGAACTTTACGTAATACTGATTTTATAAATACAAATATGAGTTCATCTAGTGCAGTAATTGTTGATCTTTCATCTACTAATCAAACTAATAGTAATTTTTTAAATACAAATATGACTTCAACCAATGCAGTTGTATCACATTTATTGAACACTAACATTACTTCAACTAATGCAATTATTACTAACATTGCTTCAACTAACCAAACTAATACTAATTTAGTAAATACAAACGTTACGTCAACTAATGCTGTGGTTTCTCATTTACTAAACACAAATATTACTTCAACTAATGCAATTATTACTAATGTTTCTTCAACTAACCAAACTAACACTAATTTATTAAATACAAACGTTAGTTCAACTAATGCAATTATTACAAATATTGATTCAACTAACCAAACTAATACTAATTTATTAAATACAAACATTACATCAACTAATGCAATTATAACCAATATTGCTTCCACTAACCAAACTAATACTAATTTAGTAAATACAAATGTTACTTCAACTAATGCAGTTGTATCTCATTTATTAAACACAAATATTACTTCAACTAATGCAATTATTACTAACATTGATTCAACTAACCAAACTAATACTAATTTACTAAATACAAATGTTACTTCAACGAATGCAGTTGTATCGCATTTATTGAACACCAACATTACTTCAACTAATGCAATTATTACTAATGTAGTATCAACTAACGAAACTAATAGTAATTTCTTGAATACAAATATGACTTCAACTAATGCAGTTGTATCTCATTTATTGAATACTAACATTACTTCAACTAATGCAATTATCACTAATGCAGCTGTAACAAACGAAACTGTTTCAAATCTTGTAAATACAGCATTTACTTCAGGTGGAGCAGTTATTACTAATGTACTTTCTACAAATGAAACTAATAGTAATTTATTAAATACCAACTTTACTTCAACTATTGCAGTTGTATCTCATTTATTGAATACTAACATTAGTTCAACTAATGGAATTATGACTAATGCAGCTGTAACAAACGAAACTGTTTCAAATCTTGTAA